CGCAGTGTCTATAGTATCTTGGTTAGTTTGTATCAAGTCAGCTGCTACCTGCGCGGCATCTGCTGCTGCACTAGCTTCACTTGCTGCTGCATTATTCTCGCTCACTAAAGCCGCTGCTGCACTTGCTAGAGCTTCCGCAGCTTTGTTTGTAGCTATTGTAGCATTATCATCAGCTAGTAGTATCTCTGCCATATTAGGAATTACATCAGATACGATAGTATTGATATTTGTACTATTAGCAGCTACAGCATTAACATTACTAATATTTGTACCTGTTGCATTGACATTGGCTATATTCGTAGCTACTGTATTTATCTCTGATAAAGGCTCAAGTAAGTCAAGACCTACCGCATTTACATTTGCTATATTAGCTGAAGTTACATCTACATGAGCGATAGATGTTGCCACTGTGTTTACGTTAGCTATTGCCAATCCTACTGTATTGACATTTGCTATCGACCCAGCTACTGTATTAACACTTCCTATACTCCCGGACGTCACATCTACATTACCTATTGACGCATACACTGTATCAATAGCAACTTTATCTGTAAATAAACTATCCAGTGTTATCTTATCAGCAAACAAACTGTCAAGCTTACTCTTATCAGCGAATACACTATCTAATTTTGCTTTATCTAGATACAGACTATCTAGTGTAGCCTTATCGAATTTTAGACTATCTAGTGTAGCTTTATCAGCAAACAGGGAATCCAGAGTTACTTTATCTGCGTATAGTGAATCCAGTGTTAATTTGTCAGCGTACAGGCTATCCAAGGTAGCCTTGTCAGCCACTAAGCTATCTAGTGTTAACTTATCTGCATATATGCTATCAAGCTTTAACTTATCCGCAAAGATACTATCCAAAGTTGCCTTGTCAGCAAGTAAACTATCTAGAGTTGCTTTATCTGCATATAACGAGTCCAATGTCGCCTTGTCTACAAATAGACTATCAATAGCTGCTTTACTAGCGTATAGTCCATCTAACGTTAACTTATCCGCATACAATGAATCAAGTGTAAGTTTATCTGTATACAAGCTGTCTAGTGTAGCTTTATCTGCAAAGATACTATCTAGTACCGCCTTGTATGCATATAGACTAGTGATAGTGTCACGGATCGCATACACGCCTTCTATAGCCTCTCCCGATATACTAGCCACTTCAAGTATATGTAGTATGTTAGTAGCTACCGTAGTGACTGAAGCGATTGCATTCCCAACTGTATTCACATTGCCTATTGCATCAGCTACTATAACTACATTATCATACGCACTATTATCTATATTTCTATCTACAGCACTAGCTGTAGTTATCAAACTACTTTGTCTTCTCATAAGAATCCTTTTATCTCTACTCTACGGTATGGTATTTCATCAGCAGTTACTAGTCCATAAGCTTTAGCAGTCTCACAACTCTTCTCAAATCTCATATAGTGTGTATTATTCTCAGTATTGATATTGCCATCTATAGATCCATGTCCTCTATATCCTATATAATGCAGTAAAGCTTCATATAAAGATGAGGGTAGTTTTATCTTACTGGTAGTGCTAGTTAATCTTGTAGGAGTAGCTACATATATTACAGATAGATAAGTATTGTCAGCAGGACTAGGTACTTGAATAGTATCATAGCTAGGGGTTAATACAGATAGTGGTTCATCTTCATTATTCATCTCAACTGGATTACCATCTTCATCATAGATTCCAACTATGTATATTAAGTCACAATCATCTACCATATCTACATTAGGTAGTGTTGGATCTAATGAGTACAACGTATCTATAGCACTTAATGTAACTATAGCTTCTTCAGTACGTAGACTAAATCTTTTATACAGCTCTAACATACCCATATTTATGTATGATAAAATAGCTGTATTATCGTCTTTTACAGCTAGTTGTCGTAGCTCACCATACTTAGCGTCAGTAATTACATCAGATACAAGCATACCACCACCTTAAAGTTTTATATGCAAGTATACCATAACTATTTAGAATATTAGTGAGTTTCTAAAACTTTCTCCTTCATCCTCTAATTCCACCCACATGCTAGTACCCTTAGCTACATTTAACTCATAAGCAATCTCTTCACTAGGCTTCCATACTTGCAGACTACTAAGCATACTTACAGTATCTATAAAGTCATCATGCTTACTCTTAAACCCACCAGCACTAGCATTCTTAAGCTCGTCCTTAGCTTCTATAACTAATTCACTATTATCCATATCTTTAGGCAGCCAAATCTTTTTAGCCTTAAATAGAGGTACTACTGTATTAAATCTTACCATTTTATTAGTATTAGGTCTTATACCAGGCTTACTGTCATTTCCTTCACTAGCTAAATTAAAGAATATATTTCTCTCTATCATCTGACTTTGTAGCCACTGTATAAACCCACCTTGCTGACCTGTAACCTCCACACCAACACTCTGTGGCTTATACTGATTAACAAATCTAAATACATCATCTATATTCTTATCCATTAACTGTCTCTTACATGTACCATCAACTAATAACCAATCTCCATTATTATTATATGCCCATACACTTATAACACTATAGTCTGAGCTAGTCTTCTCACTTGTAGCAAAGTCTGTAGTAATATAAAAGTTATATCTACTCTTATTACTCAATACACTACTTCTATCATACCAAACTATATCATCATCCTGAATCAATCTATCTTCATCACTCATAATTCTTAGCATCATCTCTTGATAGAACGTATCTATCTTACCACTCTTTAAAGCTTTATCATATTGAGCTTTAACATACTCATAATCAAATCTATCTTCCCAACTACCTCTAAACTCCTCCTTAGTACAAGGGAATTTTTCACATACTGGATAGACATTAGAGTACCAAGCACCACTCTCTATAGCTTTATACAGAGGATCTTTGGCATTAAATGGAGTACCTGACCAGATAGTCTTTCTTCTACTAGGATGTAATGCATAATCTATAGCCTTATATACAGTATCCTCAATACTAGCTATTACAGTAGCAGACCTAGCATCCTCATCA